GCTTGCTTCGTTAGATAGCTTTAATAAATCAGTTAATTTATTCATTTTGATTTGTGTTTTGGTTATTACTTTGTTATAAACCGCATACAATTCACGCACGGATGCGTTCATTGCTGGCTTTACTTTCTTTGTTTCGATTACTTCATCTACTATGCCTAACATTTTGCACTCATCGGCAGTCATCCATGTTTCTTTGTTCATCAAGTCCTTGCACTTATCAAGTGTCATGTTGGTATTGCGCTCAAATAGTTTCGCTAATGAGTTTGTGATTAACATTAACACTTCCTCATTGTCACCTCCGTTAGCGTTGTGCATCATAAAAGTGCCGTAGTCGGCCATGTACTTCTTTTGGCCACAAATGGCAATTACACCCGCCATTGAATAAGCCATGCCATCGATGTACGTGTTGCATGGTATTTCGCTATTGAGTATAGCTGATACGATTGATAAACCCTCTTGTACTGAACCGCCAATTGAATTGATGCGGATATTGATAGCAGTTATTTCTTCTTTGTAAAATTCATTCAACATTTGAATATCCTCTGCCACCCATGCCCCGTTAACACCCATACCCATGCCATCAATGTCACCGATATGCTTGTAAAGCAGTATCGTTGCCGTGCCGTTGGATATGTTGGTTATTTTAGTATTCATGCCACAAAATTGGTTACATATTTGCCGATATGTCCAAATAAGTTACTAATTTTAACCCGTTTAGTAACTAATTTCTCTGCATGGCCAATCCAAAAAACGATGTAACCGCAAAAAAACAAGCTGCCAAAGCTCGCGTTACTGCTCACTTGACGGGCGAACTCAAAAAAAAGTTCTTTGATGAAGTCGAACGTACAGGAACCAAAGAAAGCTATCTGCTCAAAGAAATATTGCACGAGCATTATAATAAGCATAGGTTTTAAGCCAATTCAAAGATTATTTGCCCTTTAAGGTCAAGCGCATTCGTGTAAGTGCCGAACGTACTGCCGATGCGTGTAAATCTTATGGTTGAGGTACTACCAACGGCTTCAACTAATACCCATTCAGTTACACCCGTAGCATTGAAATAAGCCAATGTAAACGAACTTTGTTTTATCACACCGCCCATTGTTGCAATACTTAATGTCAATGTGTTGTTTGAGCCGCCTGTTGATGTGTTGTTAATGTCGATAATTGCCGTTACTTTTTTGCCTTCGGTTAATTGATTGTACGATACTGAACCCGTGCCAAGTGTCCATGTATTTAAGTCACCCGATAATGTTGCTGACCTATCATCAAAACTATTCCTAAAATACAAGTCCGAATAGTTAAGCGTACCGCTTCCACTTGCAGCACTTGACCAAACAATCTTACGTATTTCATGCACGTTGTTTGATGTTGAGTCGCTAAACTCTACGGGGTCGGCATCGGTTGCGGTTAAGTAGGTTGTTACAATGTTGCCCACTAATACTTGACCAACGTTCACAACAACGGTTTGAGCATCACAACGGAAGACCTCTGCATAGGTGTCTAACATCAATGCACCTGCGCTAATTGTGTATGTACTACCCGAACCGCTATTGATTAAGCCGTGCAATGCCATCGGTTGTGTGCCTACTCTATCACCCGCCCAATATGCCTTGTTTACATCTTCTATTGTTTCAATGTATGCCGCTTGCAAATGGTCTAAACTTCCCTTTTTTAACGGCATCGCACTCGATACCGTGATGTCTGTTGTTTTTATTTTCTTCATTGTCTGTTAGTATGTAATTACTTGATAATTGATGCCTGCGTATGCATATAAATCGGCTATTTGCCTAATGATATTTTCGTTGTTTGGACTGATGTTTGGTGCTATATCAGTTGCAGGTGGTACGGTTAAATCATTCGCCACGGCAATAGGCACGTAAATATCGAACTCGCTGCCCGTGTTGGTGATGTTTTGCGCGTGTATGAACCTATCTGCTTGACCGTTGCTAAATACAACTTGACTGCTATCAACATCATCAAGTCCAACATAGAACACGTTGCTGCCCGATGCGAAGTTGTCAATATAAATATCACTCGCCCCGGGTACATTGACAAACGTAGTACCGAACCACTCATTGAGTGCGTATTCAAACAACAAGTGTTGAGCGTTGTACTTCATGCGCGGTTCGATGCCAACAAATTTGTCTTGTATTTTGAACCAAAAACTAATATCAGTTGGTAACTCGCCTGTGTTCGCTACCCAACACTCATACACGGCCTTGTCAATGTACTGCACTTGGTCACCAACTGCATACGATGTGGCAGGTATCCACAATGCTGCCGTGTTGCCATCTTTGAACGTGCCAAACATCGTGTTGTATAGCACTTGTAATGGTTTGAGTAGTGTTTTGGTCCATGCCTTGTACTTGTCTAACCGTTTCTTAACGGGCAGGAAGTTGACTGCGAACAAATCGGTATTTATGATGAAACTCATTGTACTTGGTATGTTATAGTGTCCGCAAATGCTGCGCCTGCAGTTGTTTCTTCCTCAACATATCCCGAATACGTTTGATATTGTACGGCATCGATGCCATTTGCAAGTGAATATAATTGTATAGCATTCGCAAACGATATTGTGTTGCGCCTTACTCGTATGCGGCTCAATGATACGTTAGTCACACCCTCAACCGCTTGCATCGCATCAACAACGGCTTGTGTTGTGATCACTCCATTGAATGGTAAGTTGGCCATGTATGTATTTAATGCCGCTTCTACGTTCGTTTGTATGACTGCCGAATATTGACCGTTGTAGTATATTGTAGCTTCAACCGCCATCTTATCGCTGTTTTCATTGATGATGCTAAACGCTATGCCTGCGGGGTTGAACGTTTCAACATACGACTGCAACTCGGCCAATTCGCCCGATGATACAGGAACGGGCGGGTCGTTCTTTGCTACTTTAATCAATACGGTGCGATTTGGTGCGGTTATTACTGCGCAACGTGTCAATATTTGATTAGCCGTGTTAACCGTTGGGTATTCGATCACAAACGTGCTTGTGTTCAACTCCGCTACATCACCCGTTTGGAATTTCAACACCTTGTTGCGTGTCCATTGCGGAGTGCTTGGTGCTGCGGTGCTTGCTATGGCTTCTAAATCGGACTTAAATAGGTCTTGCAACTGCTCAAATATAGCTATGCAACTTGCAACAATGAAGTAATACAAGTTCCATTTGGCCGTTTGGCTTGTGGAGGTCAATGCCGATAGCGTTGGGTCTGCGTTCTTTGCATCCAACATTTGTTGTTTTATCTGTTGTACGGTGCGTGCCATTAGCTGATTGCAGTTATAATTCCATTAACTACGGTAATGCTTGTTGGGTTGGTAAACGTACCACTCACACCGCCTTGTTTAACATAGGTTGCAACTGCATTCACATCGGTCAATGATGTCTGTGCGTTTTGGTTTACGATTACTTTCTCTGTGCCTGTTAGCGTTGTTGCCGCTGGTAGTTCGGATATTTTTTGCTCTGCCATTTTATTGTTGTATTATAAGTTGATAACCTTGTTCGCTTAATAATTGATAACCTAATTCACTTGCCAACACAACGGCATCGGGAATAACTCCCGTTCTTATGATGGTATTGTCGAGTATCGGGTCATTGTTAGTGATGAGCGTGTTCACGTTCGCCTCTGTTGTTGGTTGACTGCTTGCCGAGTAGTCAAACCCTTGCATTGTGTACGTAATAATAAACTCCTGTATGTTTGTGTGGTCGGCTGATTGCACTTCTGACCTACGCAGGAACTTACTATTATACGGAGTTGACCAACCATGTACAAGTTGGTTTAGGTCTTGTTTCAGTTGCAATATGTCGGTGTCTTCGGTCTTGTAGCTTTCAAATCCTAAATGCAAAGCAATGGTCATCGTGCCTTGTTGTTGCCCTTGTAAATTCTCAATGTAATCAGCCGCAGGAAACTCGATGAAACAACACGGGTAGTTAAACGGAACGTTTACATCCTCGCGCTCAAATTGGTTGTTCCATAGTGCAACATACCTCAATGATTGAAGTGTGCTTATACGTGCCTTTAATGCGTTATAGATTGCTAATTGCATTTGTATGTTGTAACCAAGTGTGTTGACTAATATGTTTTAATTCTTGCATAGTTTCAGCCGTTAACAATGCTCCATTACCGCCTTTTATGCCTATAAAAATACCAAATTCATCATAAACCAATTCAAAATCGTTAATGATTAAATATTGCAATATTTCTGTTTCAAATATGCTCATGTAAATACTTTATCTAATCGTTTAACAATAACTGCTTTTACTTTCTCGTTTAGGTTGTAACTATCACCGATGAATTGGCGTTTGGGCATCTTAAACGGATGCT